TAGGCCTGGCGGGTCATGCTGGTGACGACGTAGCAATACTTGGCGTCGGACTTGTCCTGGCGCTTGGCCCCAAGGTCGAAGAACACCGAGCTGTCAGCGTCAAAGATGGGTTCGATCCTGATGCGCTGGCGGTCGTCCTCGTCGTTCTCCTCGTCTTCGTAGACTGTGCGCAGGCGCCATGCCCCGATGCCGCCGCCGACTGCTTCCTCGAAAGCGTTGTCGTAGGCCTCATCTGCGACGGATGCCTGCTCGTCTGCACGATAGAGACCGTCGCAGACCTCGGCCAGCTTGTCGTTTTCCTGGCCGTCTTTGGACACGTAGTCCACCGTGATGCGGTTGTTGCGGTACTCGTTGATGATTCGGATCACCGAGAGCATGATCTTGTTGACCTCAAACTTGGGCTTGTTCTCGTACAAGTCCCAGAGTGGGCCTTCCCACTGGCTGCCTGCCAAGGAGTAAAAACGCCGATCCTGGAGGCATTGCAAGCGCTCGTCTCGGAGGGCTGTTTGTACGTCGTCAAACTGTGCCAGGGCTTCGGCGTGCAAGTTGGCGAGGCGTTGGTCGTTGCTCATTCGGGCCATGGGGATTTCCTCAATTTGTGTGATTGTCTCACCACTTCTTCACATTTGGCAAAGGGGTAAAGATGGCGGGTTTGGATGCACCAGCTCGGCGGACGGCTTCACAGGCGTAGCGTAGGGCATCGATTACGTGGTTTTTCTTGTCCTCCAGCACTGGCAGGATCTTGCCCGTGAGGGGGTCGGTCTTGTAGCTGTAAAGGGTGAGCTCGTCGATGGTGTGGATGCAGCGTGGATGCACCACGATGTCGTAGTTCTTGAGAAACTCGATGCCTTCCTCTACCGATCGTGGCCCTTTGACTGCGGTCATGATCTTGGGGAAGCCGTTGCGCTTCATGTGGCTGATGGTCTCTGGCCTGGCGGAGTCGGCCACGATGGGCCACTTTTCTGCCTCGGGCACGGTCATGAACAGCTCTGGGGTGTTCACGATCTCGCATCCGACCATGTAGGCCTCATAGTCGATGTATAGGCTGCGTCCAATGATGTGGCAGCGCACCAAGGTGGTGGGGTCGATGGCGAAACCCCAGTCAGCGCCAAGCCGGTGAATGGCGTCTGGCGGTGCTTCGAACTCCTCAACCTTCCAGTTTTTGAACACTCTGGTATTGCTGTTGGTGACATAACCACCCATCCAAACGTGCTGGTATTTGTCTGGGTCTCGGCGTTTGTCGTATTCCATTTCGTCGCGCAGGACGTCTGGAAACCACGGATTGTCGGTAAAGTTGACCTTCAAAACCTGGGCGTCCTTGGGTGGCGTTGGGCCACGAAGCAAGTGGTCGACCGGATCTGATGCCTGGCGTGGGTTCCAGGTAAACCAGAGCTCGGACTCTGGCTTGCGGATGGTTGGCCGGAGCAGATCAAGGCTGGTTTGGCTGAGGCTTTGGGCTTCTTCCACCCAGGCGCAGTCGTATCCCTCCAGCGACTTGATGCTGTCGGCGGTGTGGTTCTGCATACCCTGGAAGATGATCGCCCCGTCGCCCTTCCTGGACTTGATGACAACATCCTGCACCTCGAAGTAAGCCCCGGCATTCATGGCCTCGATCTTGGTTTCGAGAAGGCGCTTGACCGACTGGGCCAGAGACTTCTGGATCTCGCGCACGCAAACCGAGCGCCGCTTCTGGTCCATGATGTGTGCCTCGATCATGAGCTCGGCAAAGAAGTGGGACTTGCCAGAACCTCGGCCACCCCATGCGCCTTTGTAGCGCGATGGGTTCATGAGGGGCAGTGCCCATTCTGGCGTTGGAAGCTGGAGGACAGTCATGCCTTAACGACCACTCGCTCAATGCGTTGCACCAGCGGGTTGGCAGCGTCGCCAGACACCTCCAGCTTGTCGCCGTACTTCTTTGGGGCCAGCTTGGAAAGAAGCCATTTGCGGGTGTCCACTTGGAGCTTGTGCTTTTGGATGGCTTGCCAGTCGCGCTTTCCATCTCCAGTTTCAGGGACTTCGCTGTCGGCCAGCTCCAGCACATCATTTGCCATGCGCTCGATGAGGTCTTCCCTCGCGTGCGCGTAATCTTCCGCAAGTTTAGCGTCAGCATCCACCCATCGGTTGAAGGTGCTTTGCGGAACTCCCGCTGCTTGGCAGGCTTTGAAAGCGCTCAGGCCATCTCGCATCCCTTGCAGGACAGCTTGGCAGATTGCGTCTTTGTCTCGCTCAGGTTTGGCTGTTTTTGTCTTTTCAGTGCGTTTTGTTGCCATAGCTTTCTCCTTGCGTCAGCACTCGCATTGCTCTCGCAGCCACTGCTGGAACCCATCCATTTCCAGTGGTTTTGAGTCCGTCCATCCCTCTGGCCACATCATCAGGATTTCTTGGCATCTGGGTGTAGTCATCCGCTGATAGAGTCGCATCAATTGCTCTTGCAAATTGCCGTCTGCGTGATTCTTTCGGATCAACTTCAATGGGTTTCGGAAAGTCCAAGCCTTCCAACTCTGTGCGGTCGGTGTAAGCAACCATGTAAAACCGTGCTCTGTGATGCGCTGCTCCAATGGTTGACGCATAGAACACTCCCCATCTTGCATCAAACCCCATTCCGGCCAAGTCTCCGAGAACTCTGCCAAGCCCCCTAGAAGTGAGCATTGGCGAGTTTTCCACAAGCACAATTCTTGGTCGAACTTCACGAATGATTCTGGCCATTTCCACCCATAGTCCAGATCGTTCGCCATCCAATCCTGCCCCCCCCCCGCACTGGCTGATATCTTGGCATGGGAATCCGCCAGTGACGACATCGACTGACCCACTCCAAGGTTTTCCATCAAAGGTTCTGACATCATCCCAGACTGGAAATTGGTCGATGACTCCATCTCGCATTCTGTCAAGCATGATCTGACGCGCTCCGGCATCAACTTCAACAGCGCAGACGGTGCGCCATCCAAGCAGCTTTCCTGCCAAGACGCTGCCACCCCCTCCTGCAAATAATGCCAGCTCATTCATTGTCACCTTTCAGCCTGTTTTTGATTACGTGATAAGCGCCACTTTTTGAGATGTTCAAGAATAATGCAACGTCAGCAACTGAAGCGCCGCCATCGACCATTTTTGAAATCACATCTGCCATCGGGTGCTTGGTCTGTTTTGTGCCTCTTTTTTTGTGCCATGGCTTTTTGAAGTTTTTTGGCCTTGCGTAAGTTCCATGCAATTTTTTGTGCTGCTCATTCTCTGAATGACTTGCCCAAGCAAGGTTTGATGGCGCATTGTTTTGCGGGTTTCCATCAAGATGCGATGCCTCTTGCTTGCCCTCTGGTAAACCATGAAACGCCATGCACACAAGACGATGGACTGACGTTTTTACACCAGTCCCTGCTTGGCAATACTGGTATGCGTTCGCCATCCAAGGCTTGAGCTTTTTCCCCTTCAGCATGAAAGCACGCTCAACACCTTTGATCGTTTTCTTCACAGACCGATCTTTTGACCAGATTTCCCCAAGACTGTTAGCCATGTAACCCGGTGCAATCGGTATGTCTCGCCATTCGATTTCCATAAATGCTCCTTTGCATTGTTTGGAAATTATTGTATGGGTTTAATCTGAAGTTGTCAAGGGTATGAGCGCATCGATCTGGATGGCTTCGAGTGTGTCTGGAAGTTTCATTTTTCTGGCCTTGGTCAAAAGCCTCCGTTGCGGGTGGTGGTGCAGGTTACGCTGCCGTCCCAGTTCTTCACGCATCTGGTGACTGTGTTGGCCTGGGCGATGGTTGCGGCCAAGGTTATGGCGATGATGATGATGGCTTTCATGGGTTTTCCTTCTTGGTTTTGAGCGCTGCCGCCCGGTAGTATTTGGCCAGTTCGATCAGGCCTTCGTGAGCGTATTTGCGCACAGTGTTGTCGCTTTCGATGCTTTCCACGGCTTGCAGGCCGATCCGTTCGACCAGGCGTTTGCGGTATTCCACATGGTTCCCGGCCAAATAGTTGTTGCAATGCTTGCACTGGCCGTGACAGTTGTCCTCTACAAACCTCATGTTCGGTGCGCTGCCGACTGATCGGTAGTGTCCGGCATCGTAGGTGTTGGGCTCGTTGCTCAGTGGAGTGCCGCAGGATATGCAAGGCTTCCCAGCGTCCCGTGCCCTCACGTAGGCATTGAAGGCTGTCTGCGCTTTCTTGGTGAGCTGAGGCTTTGTTTGCATGGCGTCCAGCTTCTGGCGGGTTTCCTTGCGGTCTTTGGCCTGCTCCTTGGCTTGGGCCTTCTCGGTGGCTTTCCTGGCCAACACAAGGGCACACGGTGGGCTGCAAACCGTTTGCAGGGGTCTGGTCTTGGTGTAGGCGCACTGGCAGACTTTGCACTTTGCGGGTTTGGTCATTTGACGCCCCTATCGTCCAGCCAAAGCATGAACAGCAAACAGCATCCAGCGTGGGCCAGGTGGTGCAGGCCGCTTTCCGGGTCGTTCTTCTCGCCGTCGCGCCAGGCGTGCACATGCCGCATCAGGGCGTCGTAGTAACGCTCCGGGCCTCGATCAACGTGCTGCCAGTTGTTCTCTGTGTACTTTGCAGCGCCGAATTCCAGAACG